TCTTCCATGAGGTGATGCTCATTGTTAAAGCGGTTCTTTCCAGGAAAGTTGTTAAAGTAGCGATTGATTGCCATTAGCCTACCAAGAATCCTGGAGGTGCTTCATATGTCTGACGAATTTCGTTTTCAATCTTTTCAATATCAGAAACGGCTTCATTATAGATATCGACGCCACGCATGGTGATACCGCCTGGTAGCTGCATCTTGTCAAACTTGGACATATTGGTGCCCCACTGTTTCTTGACATATGCCGTGGTTAGCTTCTTAAGCATACGGTCATTCCATACTCTAGTGTATGTGTCAGGATCGGTAACAACGAAGCCTTCTACAATGACATACTCACCGGCTTCAATATCTGTTTCCCAGTCCATATCGATATAGAGTTTGTCGGTTAGTCGATTAAAACGAATAGGAGTCTCACCGGTGAACAATAAATCAAGTGTAGCTAGATGCTGCATGGTGAGAGAGTAATTGACATATGAGGTAGATGATAGATCCCATAGATCGTTTAGTCTTAGCTGATAGCGTAGATCAAACATGTTCATAGCCATGTTACCTTGACCGATCTTGAATATTCTGGTTGCACCGATTAGATTTTCCGATACCGAGATATACTTGTTAGTGATATCCTGTGTGGTCATCTGGTGCTTGACATAGGTACGCTCGGTACCATTAAAGTGAAACTCGTTCCAATACTCAAAGGCTAGTTCAACGGCATCATTAACCTGCTCATCATCCACGTTGATCTGGATGACAGGGTAGCCTAACTGTCTTAGGCAAAAATCTTTTAGTTCTTCTTTATTAGCAGGTTTGTTAAGTGACATTTCTTTACCTTATGTTTTGAGTATTTATCTTACATCTGGTAAGTATGAGCCATATAGATTTGTTCCGTCACAAATGAATGAGAATATATCTTTTCTGTTGGCAGTTGTGGTCAATACCGGTGCTACACCAGCTGGCCATTTGAATACTGGACTCCAAGCTAATGTTCTGTTTCCTGACCCGTCTTGATTGACATGTAGAACAAGGGTGCCGACTTTGAGATTGGTTGGTGTGTCCATATATCTGTTACCGCCTAATGTAACAGAAGCCACGGCTGCCGTTGCCATGTTCCATGAGATATTGGCGGAATCAGTCAAGGTCTGTGATACAACACTGACGGTGCCTGGATTGATGTTACCGGACAATGAAATGTTATTGATAGTTATTGAACCGCTGGCAATGCTGTTAGCGGAATCATAAGAGGTATTGACCAGTGTGTATAGTGTATTTACTCTATTGCCGTCAGGAATCACGACCATGTGGTTGGCTGTGTTCATACGAAAGTATTCGGCCGATATGATATGATTGTCTCTAATCGTTACTGTATTGGTACCGATTAGCAGATTACCAGTAACTCTTAGATTGCCATTGAATACTGCATTGCTAACGTTAGGTAGAGCATTGTTAGCTGTATCAAAAGCAGCATTGGCTGTATCGTAAACAGAACTATAATATCCACTCACCACATTTGAAATGAATGTGTTGGTGGTCCATCTTGTATTAGCGGCATCATACACATACTGCGCCCCTGTTGAGGCATAAACGTATATCTGCTTATCTACTGGTGATGACGGAAAATTTAATGGCATAGTATCCTATTTATATTACGGTTTAACAGGCCAATTGAGATTTTCAAGACAAGGCATTAACTGTTCGTCGGGTCTTACCACTGTGTCTGTAAAGTCTCTTAGAGCCTGTCTATAAGCAGTTTGTTCTGGTGTCATTGTTCTATCAGACAATGCCCACCAATCTGTTTCAGCCAGCTTCTTATCTCTTTCGTATCGGACAGCAATCATAAATTCGTCATCGCTTAGTCTATATGTCATGTCGTCCTCTTAGTAATAGATTACGAGGTAGCCACCGCCACCACCGGTTGATGTGTATTGACCACTATTATAAACAGTATCACCACCCAAAGCATAACTTGTCCATGCATTATAGGAATCAACACTTTTTGGAAGATCATTATCTTCATATAGTCCTGGCTTCACACGTTCACCGGTAAATGTCTGTCCAAAGCGAACTGTAGGACCAATATAACCTGAACCACCACCACCACCAGCCATAGTATTATTTTCAACATAATCTCCACCAGCGCCGCCGTAGTAACCTCCTCCACCAGAACCGCCATAAGGATTATTACCCGATCTTCCTGTGCCGCCGGTTAATGCGCTTCCGTTATTACCACTATTGATTGCGTTTGTTCCACCACCGGTTTGTGTGCCGCCGTTGCCAGAATAGTTGGAACGACCGTCGTAAGCGGCGCCGCCTCTTTGTCCTACAAGACCTCCACCAGCGCCACCCCAGTTACCAAAGCCTGCACGAGAGCATCCTCCACCACCACCTCCACCTGCAATCATTACTGCATTGCCTTGTGTTACAGATGTTCTAAAGATGCCTGTATATCCACCACCTTGACCGACATATCTGTTATCGGTGTTGTTACTAAACGTGCCGCCACGACCATAGTTATAGCTACCAGCAGAAGCATAGTTTGTTTGTCCGCCTTGACCTACAACTAGAATAAGCGTTTCTCCAGGTGTTACAGGTATAACTCCTATAGAACAACCACCGCCACCACCAGGTGATCCATAGTTCCATCCTCCAGAGTTACCTCCTGCTCCTCCTGCTCCCCACAATTTAGCGTATATTTCGGTTATACCAGCAGGAACAACGAATGATTGATCAGAACCATTACAACTATAGTTATTCTTTGTTTTGCCTGGTGGTACAACAAAGATTGGATTATGAGGAACCGCTGTTGAGCCTGAATGATTACCAATTGTACCATTAGCAGCAAAGAACAATGGAGATGATGTAATACCGATTCTTACATTACCTGAGGCATCAAGGTTGATATTAGGACTATTGCCATTTAGATGTTGAATCGCTGTTGTTTTAAGTGTAGACATTATGAACCCTTCGGATACTTATCTTTGACCGCTTGTATCTTCGCTGTCATTTCAGGTGAGAAAGCTCCAGAATGAAACAAATCATCCAGTTGATCACCGATTGGTGGATATTTAACTACTCTTTGTTCTTTATATGCATTGGGATTTACCCATGCGTTTACCGCATCAATATCAATTTCAACGATGTTTTCGTTTATATCATAAGGAACATCTTGAACAATTTTCACAACATTTGGGTATAGTGCATAAACAGCCATGTGATTCATTACGCTGCTACCTCCATAAGTGTCACTGATGATACGGCACCAGTTGAACCATAATCATTTGTGTTATATGCGGCTCTATTCAAATAAGCAATCGCCGCTGTGGCATCCGCTTCTATTCTAAAATTGAATCTATATTTAACTTCACTTGTCGTGTTTGGACTGTCCAGCCATTGAAAATGAATGTGCGTAGCTTGCCAGCCCGTGGCCCTATTAGTAACAATATAAGAACCAAGTTGAGTTGCGGTTCCTGGAACTGCGTTTCCAGCACTCATCCATAGATCAGAAGATGACCATGTTGGTGTTGCTCCACCAATACCCCTTTTCAATCTCATTACACCATATTGTTGATCCCATGATCCGAGATTAATGTTTGTCATAATCAAAATCTTACTTGTTGCATATGTAGGTGTTAAAGCGATATCCAATGTAGTCAAATCAAAGCCAGCTTCATTATAACCATAATTTGAGTTAGTGCCAATATCTACAGTAGTATAAGAAGATTGCTGTCTATCATAGACACTTACTACTTGTAATATGGAACCTGCGGGCAAAGAAGCACGAGGAACAAGTCTTGTTGTTGCACCACTGGTAATAGCAATTCCGTTTTCTGCTGGAACTGTTACAGTGTAATTTGTGCCGGTTGAGTTTGCGGATAGTATTACTGAACCTCCGCCGGCGCTTATAAGTTTCAATGGCATCGTTTATCCCTTTGGGTATTTATTCTTTATTTCAGTGATCTTAGACAGATATTCTTTCATCTTGCTATCATCACCTTGCTGTTGCCAGTAGTAAGCGTCGGCAAAATCTGCTAATATTGGATAGTTCATTCGTCTATGAAGATCGTAAGAGTTATCGCCTCCGACAGGTGGCCCAATAAACTGTCCGTTTTCATATGTGTGACCTACTTCTACAGTATCATCACAATCTACCCATGTCATGCTTTCATGAACTTCGAATGATTCCTGTCGTAAATCCACAACTTTATTATCTACAAGTAATGCTTTCATGTTACACCTTACGAATAGTTATAAACGATAACGACACCAGAACCACCATAACAATAGTAGTAATAGTTCTGTGAATAGTGACCAGTGCCGCCGCCGGAGCCCCATTGTCCATGAGTATTCCATGGAGATGAACCACCGTCTGTCGTATGATGATTTGAACCTGCTTTATGCCAGAAAGATGATCCACCTTCTCCTTCACGGCTGGCGTCATGGGTCATTTCACCACCACCGCCTGGAATGTTTATGTCACCACCAATGGCGAAGCCACCAATACCACCTTCATATGGTGAATCCGTCTGCCCACCAACACCACCTGTCGCAGAACAATATGAACCAAATGATGATGTGCCGCCTGTGGCTCCACGGCCGCTACCTCTTGCATAAGCGCCGCCACCACCTACTGTAACAGCTACAGTTGAAACGTCAGTAACATCGATCCATTTAATAGCAGTTCCACCACCGCCACCACCAGCGCCTCTATAAGAAGTATCATTACAACGGGCACCACCACCACCGCCTGTTACATAAACCAACACATTTTTACAACCAGCTGGCTTTGTCCATGTATATGATCCGGAGGCATATGACGTTTCATTAGGACTACCTGGAGCCGTCTTAGGTGAATATGTCTGAATACTGATCAAACGACCAGTGTAAACCATATCTGGTAGTGCTGAGATTCCTGATATTGATGATCCACCAATAACTAATGCCATTTATGTTTCCTTACGTTACTGACCAATATGAGCCGTCGGGTATAGTCACATAAACACCATCAGAAATAGCAACAGGTCCTGCTGAAAGAGCGTTCTTACCAGATGTGAATGAGTAGTTAGCTGTAATGTTAGCGTCAAACTCAATAAAGTTACCAACGGTAAGTGTTCGTGTTAGAACTACCGTGTTTGCTGTAACCGAGTTGGCATAGAGAGTATTGGCAGACTTGTTAAAGACTAATCCAGGTGATCCATTAGAGTAGCCAGCATCATTGAACAATACCTGAGTATTGGATGATGTATCAGATACTTTTGATGATAGAACAGTAAGCCATGCACCAACGGAAGCATTATAGTAATAGATAATGCCGTTTAGTGAGTATTGTTGTCCGTCTATCGGATTAGCTGGAAAGTCTAAAGCTGGCATTTATTATCCTACTGGTAGTGTAGTTACTTCTTCGTTACGCTGTGCTGCGGTCTTGACCCAACCATTGGCAAAAGCAGCGGCTACGATTTCATCTTTTGATCCTGGAATACCAAGACCTTGTTCTAAGAACTTTGCTACTGCTATCTGGACGATTTCATCAATAGCAATACGGGCTCTTTCATGTGCGGCATTCTGAATCCATTCATTAACGTCGGCAGCGGCATACTCCATCGCCTTAGTTTCTGTTTCTGTATAGTTCACCGTGTAAGTTGTCATTGCTGTTTCCTTTTAACCTATTAGCCATCCGCCCCAGCCACCCCAGTTTGGATCGCCATGAATGTAGTCACCGCTTTGAATGAATACAGATATATAATCACCAGCGGCCAATGTTATCATTAGTGCACCTGTCGTATTAGACCAATCTGTCGAGCCGCCGTTACCACCCACACCAATAGCTTGGGTTCCATTTTTTGCGAACCACCAGCGACCTTCTGAGTTGGGTTGAGTATGCATTGAAGCGTGAAAATAATATGTTCCTGCTACAGGAGCAGTAAATCTTCCCGTTGATGTTGAATAGTTACTACCAACATTAACATATATGTCAGAAAAAACCATTTCGGTGTTATTAGCAGGAGCATTGTAAGTAACATTTGATCTAATAAAAAAACGAGGCTGATAAGGAGCTTTAATATATCCCTCTTTGGTGATACGCATACGCTCGGCATGAGAGGTGCCTTGATGATGTGTTTCAAATGCAAGTTCATCGCTGGATGATGCTAATCTATCAAATAAAATAGCAGCACCACCGCTGGAGTTTAACAGATAGTTAGAAGTTGTGACTCCGAGAGAGTATATTCTTCTTTGACCAGGAGCGGTGATTTCCAACTTTGTGTTTGATGTTTGTATAATAGAAATATCAGAAGGAACAGTTGATGTTCCAATTGAAACATTACCAGTAATACCTAAAGCGCCTGCAAACGTGCTACTCGTATTCTGCAAAGCCGTGTTTGCTCTACCGTATGCAGCATTAGCAGTATTGAAAACCAAGCCAGCCGTCTGATCGGCAGGGTTCGCTTCAACCCATTGACTGGAATTGCCGTCGTTATAATAGACGAACAAACGACCATAATCCTGACTCCACCACAACTGTCCAACTACAGGAGAACCAGGCTGTGTGGATGACACAGTGATTGTCTGTGTGAAGGTTGACGTTGACTTCCATACAGTATTGGCAGAATCCCACACCCAGCGATTGCCAGATGTGGTGTCTGTATATAACTGCCCGTCAGTAGGTGAGTTAGGAAAGTTTAATGGCATTAAATGTTATTCTTCTCTAACTGTTCTTGGAACGATGCAATAACTTCTGGTGTCCACGCAACATTGGCAATGGCAACTACTCTTGGATCTTGATCTGTTAAATCTGATCCAGGATTTAACGTCCAACGATTATATAATGTTGATAGTTGATTACCATCTTCCAATATTCTTGTAGTTTCTCTTACTTGAACAACACCATTCTCCAATACTTCGATCTTGTCAATGACTACTTGCTTTTCTAATGACATGTTAAATCCTATTAGGTTGTTGTTTCATAGTGTCCAGACCAAATCATAGCTGATCCGCCTGACGCAAAACTAGATGCTGATGCTTGAGTAAATGCGTTTGTGCCCATATAACCAACTCGAATTGTTGATAATCCTGACTCAATAATACCCATCGCCGCATAAGCGGCGCTCCATCCACCAGGCGCAACGTTATATCCACAATTAACAGCAGGATACACACCACCAACTCCTGTTGATGAACTTTCCACAAAAGGAAGTCCTGCAATCCATACAGATGTAGCACCTCCATATCCGTTAGCCCAACTGAAAGTGCCTGCCATTAGAAGATAAAAGTTGAAATAAACCCTTCTTCCTATTTTGGTATATTTTCCATTAGTTCCTGGATTCGCCAATCCATATGCATTTGTACCAGAGAACATAGCAGTTCCTGAGTTGTTACCTGCAAAGTAAGCTGTAAATGTGCCTTCTTCATAATCATCAAGGGTATTGGCGTCCGACGACGCAGATTGTGATGCTTGAAATTTAATACCTTGTAAACCTGCTAGTGATAACTCACTATTAGTGATACGCATACGTTCGGCGCCGCCGTTATTGAAAGCAAATGTTCCGGCAGTATCATTGTTATTGATACTGAATAGACCATTCTTATACTTAACAATATCTACGGTTGTTAGTGCTAATCCGGTTGTGTTGGCGGTAATAAGTCTTATGATGGCACCAGCAGATGAACCGGTGTTTGCGTTTTGAATATCAAAATATTTAAGCGTATTGCCCGGATCATGTGAGTAACCTAAACCCATATTACCAGTTGAACCAATGATTTTTAATAATTCGGTTCCATTGACCTTTGCGATAACGTCACGATTAGCACCGTTGGCGTTAAGTGACAGATCAGCACCAGCTGACGATTGTACCGTTGATAATGCTGTTATTGTACCACCGGATGTAACGTCACCTGTAGCAGTTAGTGATCCTGCAAATGTACCGCTTGTATTCTGTAGTGCAGTATTAGCCTTATTGAAAGCTGGTGTAACCGCTGGCAATACCGCAGCATTAGCATAACCAGCTACGGTAGAACTATCGAATGAACCAACCGCAGGAACGTTTTCTACCCACTGTCTGGAATCACCATCGTCATATAGTATGAATGTTCTACCAGTATTGGTGTTGTACCACATAGCACCAGGAGCAACGGAGGCAGATGGTGGTGGTGCGGTACCAACAGTCATACCAACGTTGTTAGACGCATACTTCCACAACCCCTTACCGGAGTCATAGATGTATCGATTACCAGTTCCGGTATCAACGTATAACTGACCGTCAACTGGTGACGATGGAAATGTTAATGCCATTTTATCCCTTTAGATAGTCGGGCCAAACTG